GATAATGTGATGATGTCAAATGGAGCATTGACAGAGAATGTTACGTTTCCTGCTGGGCATATCATAGAAGTTAAAACCATAAGTCATACGTCTAGTTCGGGAGACACATTTGGAGTTGCATTTGGAACGCCAATTATGATGAATAACATTCTCACAACAGAGAAAATAATTGTTATATGTGGTGGTGGATGGGCTAAATTTGCGAATGGTACTTACAAAAGACGCACTCGTACTCATGTACAAATTGATTATGATGGTACAACGACTTTAATAAAAGGTGGTTATGCTGCTGCTGAAACTGGTTCGAACGATGATAGAGGTGCGCCAGGATTTGTCACAGGAATATGGGAAAATAACACAGGGTCAATAGTTAGTAATTTATCTTTAAAAAGTTATGTAGAGGGTAACACAGGAGCAAATGCTTATGCTAACTGGAACGCAAGTTCAGATTACCCAATAACTATCGTTGCTATGAGGTGTATCAATGCTTGAAAATTCCATAAGACAGTACTTATCATCGTTTGGAATACCATTTACTTATGATAATAAAATTGTGGTATGGGAAAATATTGTTAATAAAGTATTACCATCCGAAGAAGAAGTCCAAGCCAAGATTGCTGAACTCGAAGCAGCCGAACCACTTCGACTATTGAGAGAAGAAAGAGACCATCGACTAACAACAACAGATTGGCGGGCCACAATTGATTATCCAGGAGACGACCAAGCAGCATGGCTTGAGTATCGACAAGCACTCAGAGATATTACCAATACATATACATCACTTGATGATGTTGTTTGGCCAGAGGAGCCGGTATGATCAAAATTCATGGTTCATCAGGAATTGAACTTCCAAACAACTACTCAATCAAGTCAGACAGTGGTGAATTGAAATTCAATCATGATATGACAACTATTGCAAAAGCAACTTCTGAACATTTTGAAGAATTCAATCGTCCAATATTTGCTGTTCGTGATAATGGCTCCGAACATACAACTCACGCAGGTACTCGGATTAAACTACAAGAAATTGTAATAGACACACATAATGGATATAATATTAGCACAGGAGATTATACAGTACCATTGTCTGGAAAATATCTTTGCCTCTGTTCACTTTTTATAAACACAGCTGGCGTTGTTGATAATTATGCTTATTTCAAACCATACAGAAATGGTACTTGGTATCCTTCCTCTCAATGGTGTCATGGTTTACACCAGGCTACTCGCAATTATGAAACACTTACAGGTAATTGGCTTTTAGAAGGAGAAGTTGGTGATACATTTGCTATGGGTCTATATACCAATGGTAGTTCACAACTCTACCTTGGTAATTACCATCAATTAAACTTTATTTACCTATCATCATGAGTATCAAAAATAAACTCTGGAATGACTATCGACTCTTTCAGAGTTTATTCACACGCAAAGAACTTTTTCATCCAAAAGTAATCAGTGTGTTTGTCTTTTCATACCTTTTCGTTTTTGCTGCTACAGTGATTGTATACATTTCTCAATAGATAAATAATAAGTAAATTCAACAATTATAAAAGACACTATGGGAAATATAATCAAACACCTTCGAGGAACCTCCTCTGACCATGAAACATATACTGGCGAAAAAGGAGTGATTTCTGTGGTCACAAATGAAGACCATGAACCAACCGGTGAAATTCGTATTCATGATGGTAAGACAGCTGGTGGTATCGATCCTTTATCTGAACTTCGACAAATGATTGAAGATTTACAAAATCGAGTTACTGCCCTGGAAGGAAGTTAACATGTTATTTGGTAAACAAGTAAAATTTATATTGAGGAATAAATGGCCGGTGTTCTAATTGTAGATGAAATACAAGCTCCTGAAGGTTCTGAGGGAATTCGTCTAAAGGCACCCCTACTCTCATCTGAAGGTGCTTCACTTCTGGATGCCGTGTCCGGCAATGTTCACACAAGATTCAGTTCATTCGAAGATGGTTCAATACCATATTCGAAACTTGATATACCAGATGGTGCGTTAAAATTCTCAAAATTAGAAGAGATGCCTGCGGGATTTGTCACACCCGATAAGATGACACAAATTCCCTACAGCAAAGTAACAGTTAACGATGGTCAAATTCCCTTTGCTAAACTTACAGTTCCTCTCTTTTCAATCTTACCTAATCGTTTAGCACCTGTACCTTATGATAAAATTACAATCAATGAAAATGAGATCGAACTCGATCGAATCAATATTCCATCTCAAAGCTTTACATTAGATCATATTATCATACCTGAGGCATCAATTGATTATGACCGAATATCAATTGCGAATAATGAAATTACATTTGATAAGTTAGACATACCTCATAAAAGTTTTACATTAGATCATATCGAAATTGCAAACAATTCAATTGATTATTCATTACTTACCATAGCAAACAATGCGATTGAACTAAGCAAGATTAACATACCAAATCAATCAATTTCAATTGATGCCGTAGTGATACCCGATGGTTCAATTGATTTTGAAAAAGTCAATATACCTACTGATTCAATTGAACTTTCATTTGAAAAATCAAAGATTGCGAATAACTCAATTGCGTTAACTAAACTTGATTTCTATGAAGGAACTATACCAGACTCAGTAATTCCAATGTCTGCTCTCAAGGGAACTTCAAGTACTTCGCATGATGTAGAAGCAGTTTATGATGCAAATGATGCGAATATATTTCTTGGTTATGAAATGGACAATACAACTTTGGGTCCTGGTGTTCGTGCTGAGAATGATCAAAATCAGCAATTTGTTCCACCACAGACAACAAAGAAACTTCAAGAAATTCATATAGCAATACGGTCAGCAGGTTCAGGTAGTTTACACATGCCAGGCTTTTGGATTGGAGGCGCTCATTTATATGTGCCAGAAATGCTTGATCCAGAAACACCAAGAGCAGGTTGGGTTTTGATGACAATTGGTGGTATTGATAGTCTTCATTATGGTAAAGTAATTGATATGATTGCACATTGGCCGCACGTTAATGCGAGTGGTCAAAATAATCTAAATGACCATCTATTTCAAAGTAATGAAAAGAAAAATTGGATATTTCTCTACACTTATGGTAATGTTGTCAAAAATGCTGACAAAGTTTTATGGTTCAATGAATCATATAACGCTCCAAAATATGCTTGGGCAGCACCGCAAAATGGTGCTTACTTAGGAATCTATCGCAATGATTATGGTTGGGTTCATGAAGACTACTCACCTTATAGTGATAATCGTCGAAATCATGTAAGTTACGTTAACAAACTACTTTTATTCTAATATGCCTTTTATTGGAAACACTCACAAAACAATACTTCCCACATCAACAATTGACCATCAAAAACTCTTAGGGTCAAATGCGGACACAACCACAAATGCGGGCTTCAGCACCTTCTATGTGAGATATTCTCCAGGTAATGTATCTGTTATTGTCAACGGAACTTATTTGATGGCAGATACTTATGTAGCAGAAAACGGAGTAGATGTTCGTATAGCTACAACTACATTGACAATCGCACCAACAGACCAAATTGAAATCATTGGTTATAATTTACCAATCAGTAATATTCTTGAAAGAACAGATGTTCATATTGTTGGTGGTAAAATCGCAGGTATTGATGTTGCAGATTTCGCAAATATTTTAGACCGACTTCAAGCTCTTGAAGACCAAGTAGCAACTTTAACAGGATCATAACATGCCGTTTATTGGAAATCAACCTTCTGTTGAGAGGTTACAAGAACATAAAGTATACAGTGGAGATGGAACAAGAAGAGCATTTGGTATTCAATATGAAAGTAATGCTGTTCTTGTTTTTATGAATGGTATCAAGCTCAAAGAGACTGAAGATTATCTTATTGATCCGAATGGTAATTTTATTGAATTTGTTCAACCACCTGAAGTTGGTGATACTGTTGATGTGTATGGCACAAATGGTGTGACAGATTTAGCCAGATCCTCTTATTCAAGAGAAACATTTACAGCGGCTCAAGGTCAAACATTATTTCAATTGAAGATGTCAATAACTGGTGGTGAAAGAATCAATGTTTATCTAAATGGTCTTCGTATTTCAGAGACTGATTTTGATATTGATTACATAAATAAGACAATAACTATGAGTGAAAGAGAGCAAGATGATGTGATTGTTATTGAAATTATTGCTCATGGATTCCGCAGTTCAGCACATAATTCAAAAACAGAAAAAGCATTTCATCCAATGTTTTCAACACCAAACAAAATTCGAAGTGATATGCATATCAGTGAAGATGAAAATGCAATGATGGTTGGACCAATAACACTTGATGGAATCATTACGTTAAAAGGAACTTTAACAATCGTTTGAGAAAATAAAAGAAGCTAAATACAAAATAATAATCATCACTTATAAAAAGATAATTTCATGGCTAGTATACTTAAAGTAGACAGTTTACAAGAGTTGACCGCAAATGCGGGTATTCATATTGTGGGTAAAATTACTGGTCCATCCGGCGACCTCATTACTGCGGATGGTCGGCTTTCTGTCACAAGACAAAATATTACTGTCACTGATAAGCTAACTGCAGAAACGATTTCAGCGAATACTTATCTAAATTTCATGATGAATCAGATAGCGAATTTAACAAATGTAGATACAGCAAATGAAAATCAAGTATTAACAGCAGATGGTTTGGGTGGTTTTCGTTTTTCAAACCCAATTGAAACCGGAGCTATAGGTTATTCAGATGCTTATTTCGGATATGTTGATGGTGGTAAGCCTGATTCTGTATTCGCAAGTGAATTATTAAATATTGATGGTGGTACTGTAGTTCAAGACCATAGCTAACAAATACAAAAGGAGATAGTTATAACATGGCTAGTTTAATTCAAGTAAGAAGGGGTCCATCAAATGATTGGGTAAATCACGATCCGATTCTAAACCCCGGAGAATTCGGTTTTGAAACAGACACCGGCAAAGTAAAGATTGGTGATGGTTCTCAGACTTGGAACAATCTTGATTATATCTATAATTCACTTGCTGATATACGAAATGACTTATTACCTCTGATTTCGTTACCTGATGCCGATACAATTCAAAGCAGTGGTGGAGATAGTATTCTAAGTGAGTCTGGAGGCACAACAGTTCTTGATAATGTTACTCTTGGACCTAGTGTGATTGGTGCGGGTTCTGGTGGAAGTTCAACACCTTCACAATTCTATCGTCTATCGCTTTTATCAGGTGATTCAGAACTCGAATGGTATACTGCTGAAGCGGCTGATCAAGTTAGTCTACAAGAAGAAGAAAATTGGATGGTCGGAGCAGCAAGTTTTCAACTCATTAACAATAACCTAGTAATGGTAGTATAAAAAATGCATATAGATTACAAAAAATTAGGATATCGTTGGCGAGGTCCCTATTCTGAATCAATTGATTATGAAGACAAAGATGTTGTCTATAAAGATGGTGCGGCCTTTGCTTATGAACGAGATACACAATCATTTAAGATTTTTGCCAGAGGTCAAGTCGAAGCAATTTCAAAAGGTGAAATTATTGTTGGTGGTGATTCTACTGTTGTTTCTGGATTTCCCGGAGAATTTTTATATGTTCGCAACGGTGAAGTAAATTTTGAACATCCCTATGACCGTAATGGAACTAAAGTCAAAGCACTCTCATCTATACCTAAATCATCTGATTATGGATTTATGGGTGGTTGTGGTAATTTCTGGCATAATCACCACTATATATCTTATGTTATGTGGGATGGTTCTGTTCGTTCTTTGGGGTGGAATAATTCTTATAATTTGACAGGGCAGGGTCCCAAAGATAATACTACCGCCACTGGTGATTATACACCAACACGAATTAATTTCCCAAAAGGAACACCTCCAATTGTAAAAACAATGACGAGACATGTTTCCATTCATTGTATAGACCGTGATGGTCAACTTTGGGGAGCAGGTCATCAATTTCATTATGGTGGCGCAACAAAAAATGAAGATCAAGGCCATCAAAGACAAATGGTCAATCTGAATGAAAGAACTCCAATTGGTAATGAAAAAGTTAAAGATGTTTTTTGCTTTGCTGAAATTGGAAAATGGGGTTATGATACTTACTTCGCTTTAACTGAATCTGGAAAAGTATATTCCTGGGGGCAAGATAATCCTCATGGTATTCAAGGACGAGGTGGTGGAACAAGATACCAAGCCGCACTTATACCATTCACAGCCGAACATCCAATCAAGAAAATTTCTTCAGATGGATATTACGTAACTGGTATGATTGATGAAGATGATAACTTATGGACCGTAGGACATTCTAAGGCAAATTTCTTAGGTTATTCTACAACTGAATTTAATAGAGTTTTGTTCTTACCTGACAAAGTTCATGAGTTTTCCGCTGTTGGTTGTTATCGCCATACAAGCAATAATAACTATTATGCTATGGTAGGAATACTATTTAAGAATGGTGATTTCTATCACAGAAGTGACTCCCATGATGGTGAAAGTTGGGGTTCACCTGGAGCAAGTTGGTCACATTCCATTCATAATGAGTCTTATAAAACAGGACAAAATATTAGTAATATTTGGTTTGGTAATGGTGCTTGGCCAATGGCAATAGCAAGAACAAAAGATGGTCGTTGGATTTATCGTGGACCAAATCGCTGGGGACAAGCGCCTTGGCCGGGCAACCACTGCACACCAACTGGACCTGTTGATTGGGATACAAATCCTATCTATGAACTCGACAACACATATTGGAATGATAATATTAAGGAATTCACTTGGTATAAGTCAAATCTTAATTCAATGGGATATGCCTTGACAAAAGATGGTCGTGTGTGGACAACAGGTTGTAATTACGAAGGTTGGCGAGGATTAGGACATGCTAGTTCCACACGGGTAGGCGAACCTGCAAATGATGATTATGTTGGATATGATAATGCTTATTATCCTGTAGGTAACGATAAAATTGTTGAAGCAACTCATACCGGATACATATATCATAATTATGGAGGAACCTGGCAACCTTATTGGTCTTTTCATGTTCTTACAGATAAAGGTGATGTTTTCGCCTCAGGCGCAGGTTACGCAGGTGTGAATGGTCAACTTCATGATGTGGACATTCACGTACCTAGTAAAATAATTTTCTAATATTAAAAAAGGAATAGAAAACCATGGCAAACGTAATTTTAGGAAAAGTAGCCATCACTTGGAAAGGTGAGTTCGACACCAATCTTACATATCATGAACAGGATGTTGTGAGCAATGGTGCTGATACATTCATCTGTAAGGTGGCACAATCAACATCAGGTGCTTTCGATGTAACTGAATGGGATACCTTTGCTCAAGGAACCCGTGATGTCGCAACAACACCAGGAGATTTGATTTATCATGATGGCTATCAACTACGTCGATTGCCAATTGGTGATGAAGGAGAAGTTCTTTCAATCAATGCTGATACAAATATGCCTGAATGGGTTACACCATATACAACAAGCTCAAATCGTGTTAAAAGTTTATTGCGATTTGAAGGTGTTCCAATGAACGGATATGAACAATTTTGTATGATGGAAGATGATTCAGTAAGATGCTGGGGGCTTGGTGGTCATTATGGTCTTGGGCTAGGAACAAGTAATTCTAGCCGCCCAAAAACACATCGTATGCCTTTCCCTCTTGGATTTCCAGGAATTGCGTATCATGCTGTTGATAATACTCCAATGCTTGTTAAATCACATCAGTATGGTTTTGCTTTGATCGACAAAAATGGAGACCTTTGGACTTGGGGTGAAAATCAAAATGGTGTTTGTGGTACAAATAGTAACAACTACATGCCAAAAAATGTAATGAAACGCAATGACGGTGCGAATCCATTGTATGATGGAAATCCAGGAGCAACAAAAGTAGTAGATGTTCAAGTTCCTTGTGGTTCACAAAACAATAACTGTATGGCAGTTATTGGTGTGAACGGTCTTCTTTATATGACAGGTTATAATGCTCATGGCCAGCTTGGTCGTGGTGATACATCAGAAAGTTCCTGGTTTGTTAAGTCTGCATATTTTGATAATCTAAAAACTTCAGAAGGTGTGACTGTAGAAAAAGTTCGTTTAGGACGAGCAGAATACACACATGGACTTTCAATTGATAGTACAGGAAGATTACATGTATGGGGTTATAATGGTGATTATCAATTAGGAAATAACTCATCGACAAATGCTGCCACACCATTTCATCTGAACAGCGGATCAATCACAAATCAAGTGGTCACAGATATTTGGGCTGGACCGCATAGTTCATTCTGCCGTCTTGCTGATAAGTCTCTTCATGTATGGGGTGGAGATCGATACGGTTCTCATGGTATTGGTGTGAATAGCGGAAGTTCTACAGTCAATTCTTCTTCACGAATTCCAGTTCCTTCTACTGATGATGTTGAGCTATTCTGCCATGATACTTACTATGATTATCCCGCATCTTACATTTATAAGACTGATAATAAATTATACTCTACTGGATATAATGGAGTTGGAAATCTTGGTGTTGGTGATACTTCTGCCCGAGCCTCGTGGACAGAAGTAGATATGAGTATGTTTAAAAATGGTGAACTTCCAATCAAGATTTTCTGTAACGGTCAAAATGGACATAATGTATTTGGTGTTCTTACAGACCAAGGACGAGTGTATGCTTGTGGATATAATGGTTACGGTCAATTAGGAGTCGGTGACCAAAGTAACAAAACTAGATTGACTGAAGCTATTTGTGATAAATTTATTGTAGATGCTATTTTTGTTGGACATGAACGATATATGAATCTTCACGTTCTTACAAGTGATGGTCAGCTTTTAATTAGTGGTTGTGGTGATAATTACCAATTGGCGATGCCTCATTCAACTGAATATCCTTCTTTAGCTCCTGTAGCATTTTAATTGAGAATATATTATGAGTGTTCTTGGTGACATTTTTGCTGGAGCAATTATTCCATTTGCTCACTCTTCAATTCCTCACGGTTTTCTTCGTTGCGATGGCGCAACGTTGAATGCTGTAGAAGATAAAATCTTTCTTGATTTATATCAAGCAATTGGCACAACTTGGGGAGGATCAGGTAGTTCAAATTTTCGAATACCTGATCTTCGTGGTGAGTTTCTTCGTGGTTGGGATGCTGGTCGTGGTGCGGATAGTGGAAGAGGTATGGCTACTTACCAAGGCATGTCTTATCAAGCTCATCGACATGAAAGTTATAACACAAATATTCGTGGCGCAAGTTGGTGGGGACAGCGTGATGGAGACCTTGATGGTTCATGGGTAGCAACTGGATACGATAAAACAACATTGAGACTTTCAGACTATCTTTCTTTTGGAACTGGTTCACCAGGTGCTGGTTCTGAAACTCGTCCTAGAAATATTGCTATTCATTTTTGTATAAAGTATTGATATGATCATCTACTCCATTTCAACAGGTCTTCCCTACGAAGCTCAAAGACATCCAACAAATGATGGTTTTTTAATTCCCGATACATATACTCAAGAGGAACCTCCTTTCTTCTCAGAGGATCAGTATGCTGTTTATGAAGATTCTGAATGGACTGTTTATGACAAGGAAGTGATTATTGAGAAACAAGATCCTTCACCAATCTTTGAAGATAGTGTTCCTGATTATGTTCCGAATGTGATGGAAATCTTTCGAGCACAAAGAGACTATAAAATCAGTCTGACAGATTGGCGAATGCTTCCTGATTATGAACGAGGAGATGTAGAAGAATGGAAACAATATCGTAAAGAATTGAGAGAATTGCCTGGTCGTATTGACCGTGGTGAAATTCCAATGCCAACAATTGACAATGAATTTCGTTTGAAAAAATATGAACACTGGCCAAAAGAACCAACCCCTACAAATCTTTTCCCCGAAGGTTTTTGAATGTAGTAATCGTTGGGAAATCTCAACACAAAAACTTTCTTCAAAAACAATCTATCTAATCGATTCCTTTTATTCCGATATTTCTGCTGTTCGTCATGAAGTGAATAAACTTCCTGTCTGTCAGGTCGGTTTACCCGAAACATTTGAAGAAACAAAAGAACATTTTTTCTTAGGTAGAAAATCACATGTTGTGGGAATGCGAGGAACTATTCCTCCATATCGTGACCAATTGAATACACATGTTACAGAACTTCTTGATTTAGAAAACCAAAATCTTCAAGCTCTGACTGTTGGTGATATCTTGGTCAATGTTTTTCAAAAAGGTCCGCTTTATGATGAAAACTCTTATTGTTTTGCTCATTTAGATCCACCTGTTGATGCGATTGGTATGGTTGCTTTGTTGATTTTTCTCAATGAACATTATGAGGAAGGTGAGGGCTTTTCTTTTTATTCTCCAAAAAAACCGATTGAAAAATTTAACAGTACATATGGCACAACTTATTGTCCAAAAGAATTGTTGAACATTGATTTGACAATTCAAGGAAAAGAAAATCGTGCGATACTATTTCCTGGTGATCAATTTATACATGGACAAAGAACACCTACAAAACAATTTTGTAATGAAACAAGATATGCTCAAGCTATTTTTATGAACATTTTTCCAAAGAAAAATTATGTCTACAGTTGAATTGTTTAAAGTTCCTATAATTGTGAAAGAATTACCAAACAAAGATGAAATTGGAAAAGAAATCAATCAGTTTATGAAAAAAACTGTTTTTCTACAAACACAAGGTAACATTGGAAATGGCTCAAAATTTGGTGTTGACATGGAAAATGCAACCGAAGACAAAATACCTTACAACTATAAAATCTTTAAGAATGATTCTTTCTCGTTACTTCCTTGGATTTTTCAAAATGAATTTAAAGATTACATACATCGTCATTGTTTATATGAACATGATAGGGAAAGAATTAATCCTGAAGAAGATTTAGAATTAGATTCATGGATTGTGAAACAAAATTCAAATGAATCTGGTTTGATTGCCCATCAACATCCTGATTATTTGGTGAATGGTGTTTATTATCATAAGGCACCTGATCCAAAATTAAACTTAGGTGGTGAACTTATTGTATATTCACCATTTCCTCAACTTTCATATTATAATTTTTCAAGTCAAGATCGAATGTTTGTTCGTCCGTGTTCAGGTTTATTGATTATCTTTCCATCTTTTCTCAATCATGCCGTGAATCCTATTCGTTATGATTCAAAATATAAAAATGTAGAAAGAGTTAATATTTCTGCTTCAGTTCATCTAAATTCTTTTCTTCAGTATAAAAAGGTCTTAGATAAATAAGGTATATAAATTTATAACCTATTCATAAGAAACCATGGCGCAACTTATCATGAGTGCTTCCTTAGCGGCACTCCCTCAAGAAATCATTGATTACGCACATTCTGATGGTAAAACACTTGCTGTTGGAAGTGGAACACCAATACCTGTAGGTTTCATTGCTACATTTGCAATGGGTGACTTGCCAACTGGCTGGCTTTTTTGTGACGGCTCTCCTCTCGATAGTGTAGCTGATACGATGTTTACTGAACTATACGATACAATCGGTACAACATGGGGTGGAACAGGAGCAAACAATTTTAACATACCAGATTTTCGTGACCTAACAATTGCTGGTCCTGGTGATGCTGCAGCTTTTTATTGTATAAAATATTAGGAGTTATAAAAAATGGCGATGAAGAAAGTTTATTCAACGAAAACTGGTAAGGTCACTTGGGCACAACCAAATCCTGCTCGTCCTGGTGAATATTTGATGCCAGCAGATGCTACGGAATTTCCTCCACCAGCATTTGATGACTCATCAAAAAAAGCAAAATATGTGAACAACTCATGGGTCACAGAGGACCTAACTCCAGAAGAACTTCATGAAGCCTCCGGTTCAACAGGAACATTCATTGGTCAACTAGATGATATTGGTAATATCGCTCTTGATTCAGTCACAAACGGTCAAGCATTGATTTGGGATGCTGAGAATAACAAATGGACAAATGGAAATGTAGCCGCTGGAGAAGGAGGATCTAATGTTGCTGGCAGTGGTGGTGTAATTCAGCAAGTTGTTAGACACGAAACAAGTGAAGCAATCAATAACCATACAACTTCATGGGCAGATCTCTGGTCATTTTCTATTGATGACATAAAGGCAGGAAATCAAGTTTATATAAATCTGGCATTTGTCAATTTATGGGAAGGAAGCGAAAGAAGTGAGTGGGAGATCTTGAATCATAATCGAGATGTCATTCTAAGCTACTATAATATGATATCTTCAAGTACAACAGGATGGGCACTAAATAGCACATCCATGATTGCATTAGATGAAAATCCAATTGCTGGAACAAACACTTATACTTTAAGAGCAAAAGGAGGAGAAGGAGGCTCCCCATATGTTTGGTTTAACTATCCAAGCGGTGGGAAGCCGAATACATCAGAAGTAGTTTTGATGGAAATCGGTGAGTCTTCTGGATCTGCTGGTGGAACTGTCATCTCTGAAACCTCTCCTATCGGAATGATCGCACCGTTTGCAATGGAGAATGCTCCAGATGAATGGCTAGTGTGTGATGGCAGCACACTCAATTCCGTTGCCAATCCTGAATATGCTGACCTTTTTGCTGCGATTGGAACAACATGGGGAGGAACCGGAGCAAGTGACTTCAAACTTCCAGATCTACAAGGCTCTTTCCTGAGAGGGATTGGCAATGGTTCAATCAATGGTAGAGAAAAGTATGGGCCAAGTACTGTCGGTGAATTCCAAGAAGATGAGCTTCAAGGGCACTATCACAATATAAGATATGACACTACTGGATCTTGGGGAAATACAATTAACTCAGTAGGCGGTGACAACTCTGGTGTTGAACACTTACACGAGGCCACCCCCGGAGGAGATGCCGGCTATGGTGAGCATGATGGAAATGGATTTCCTAGACACGGATCAGAAACCAGATCCTTTAACGCTGGTGTCCTTTACTGCATCAAGTACAAGGCTGTTTCTGGGTCTGTGGCTCTTGCTCAAACTGCTTACAGTGAACTCGACACGGATGCATCGAGAGGAGCCGCTACTAATGCTGACAACTCAGAACTACCTTCATATGCCTGCCGTGCTTTCTGTACTTTTGACGGA